TGGTGGCGGCGCTGCCTTGTCCAGCGTGACGAGGCGGGCAAAGTTGGCAATCTCCGTCGTCGTCTTGGCTGAGTTGGCGCTGCTGGTTGCAGCACCGTTTGTTAGCGTGAGTATGGTAGCCATAATTGCTCCCTGTTAACTGTTGGTATCCAGCCACTCCAACACAAAGCCTTCCATTACAATATCATTGTTACTTGTGGCCTCACCTGTAATCTTGAAGGTAACAGCCCCGCTCAAGGTCTGGTCTAGTGCCGTGGTTGTATTGAGCAAGAAGATTCCAGCTGCACCAGAAGCGGCGTAGGATAATTTCCCATAGCCTCTTTGGGTAGCCGCCCCCGACCTTAGGGCATACCCTTCGACTTCCCAAAAAAGGGCTTGGGCATTCGGAATCCCACTTGCACCAGTATCGAGAATTAAATTCGTTCCAGATGTGCCAAAGCGTACCCTCACCCTCTTTACATTGGCGTTATTCGCAACAGTCCCCCACGCCTTAAAGCGAAAGCCCATCCCATTTGCGCTCAGGGTGTTCGCTGGGACGCTATAATTTACTAGGTCATCCTCGCCCGTCCCCACATTTCCAGCGCTCGCATGTGCCTCAGTAAGCACCCCACCCACCGCGGCGTCATTGGTGGACGTACCCGCCTTGACGCCCAATTGTGACGCCCCTGCGCTGGTCAGCCCACCGGTGACGGTCACACCGCTGCTGAGAATGCGGAGGGCTTCGGCAAGTGCCGTGACGCCCACGGAGAATATGAGATCGACGGGGATATTGCCAGCGGATACCGCACCATTGACCTTAGCGGCGATGCGCCCCAAGTTGAGATAGTTCGTGCCATCGTGGAACCAGGCGTTCTGGACAAACCCAAAGTCAGCGTCAGCAACGGTTGATTCGCTGCCACGACTGCCTCTGGCTTTGCGAAAGTTAAACAATGCACCTTGCGCGCCGCTGTTAATCTGCGTACTGGTGATTCCGCGCACCGCATTCGCTGTGCTTGTCGCAACTACTTCCAACTCGCCTACGGGGTCAGTATTCTTAACGCCCAGGAAATTATTAACTTCGTCGTAGGTGGACGTGCCGAAGAATAGATTACCCTTCGTGGCGTTGTTGGTGCTCATCAGGGTCAGGTCGTCGCCACTCGCCGTACCACCCTTGAGCGTTTGCCCGCCACTACGCCCGGCAAGCAAGGCATATCCCGTATGGTCGTCGTCACTTAGCCCGGCGATACTGCCATGATCAATCAACGCCTGGACAATTGCCGCCGCCTGCGTTGCGGTCAAGTCAGTTGGGTCGCCTGTCCCTGCCCCCGCCGCACGCCCCTTAATGGTCGATTGCGCCATGTTCGCTAACTTGGCGTTGGTCGTGCCGTCGTCCTTCTCCTGGATGTTGCCGCCGCTGATTTCGACAGTAGAGTTGTCCACGCCTACCACGAAATCAATCGTGTTGTCGCTGTCCTGGTAGGTAACGCTAACCCCTGTTTCGGTGTTGCCTGTCACCATTGTCCCAACGAGGTCGGCTACATACTCATCAATGATAGCGATCGACAAAGTGTTGGAGCCATCGGTATAGGTAACGTCAATGCTGCTGCTGTCCGTGATGAGCGCGCCGACAACATCTTGGAGATACTCATCACTGAGCGCAAAATCTATCGTGTTGTCTGAATCCTGGTAGGTGACGGTGATACCTGTCTCAGTATTACCACTGACCATCGCCCCAACGGTGTCGGCAATGTACTCGTCCGTGATGGTCGCGACCTGCTCAACCGTCTCTTGGACAACCAGCCGCTTTTCTAGCCGGTTGACGCGCTCCATGAGTTGCCGCAGGAAAGCCATTTCGCCGGGAGTCATCATAGCGCATTCACCATGTCGAGTTGGATACGTTCGGCTGTCTCGCCGCCGGATGATGCCGACAACACCACGTGCGCGCCGCGGATGCGCTTGGGGACTGTTTCCTCGTAGTAGGTGACGCCAACAATATCGCCCATGACACCCGCTTGGCAGTAGTCACGCCCGTACATAAACGCGCCGCTCTGAAGCACGTTGAAGCGAAAGTCATTGCGTGCCCGCAGCTCATTCATGCGTGCATCCCCTGCCGCTTGCAGCGAGGTTACGCCCTGGTTGGCGGCGTCTACATATACCTCTATGTCGTTATAGTCAGCGACATAGTTCGGCCCTGTCACTTCCAGGAACTCACGCGCCGCGCCCGAATCCTCTCCCCATGTCATCGCCACCGTTTCCTCGTTGATGGCGCCGCCAATCAGTTGCGGCTCGTCCAGGTTATCCCAGGCTAGGCTAAATTTGACGTTGCCGGTCAGGTCATCGCCAAAGACGCCGGTGCGAAACTCCCATGCCCTGAGTCCCGTCTTTACCAAGTCCCAATCCAAGCCGCTCAGTACAGCCAACTCTTGTAAGCAATCGTCTACCTTGCGATGGGCAAATGCTTTGGTAACGTTCGTCCCGGCGGCGGTGTCAGCCGCCACGCTGATCAGGCTGGCCCACGTGGGGACGCGCTTGCGCCCGTCTACGAGGGTAGCGCTTGCCGTACAGTTATACTTGACGATGTTCTTCATACACGTTTCGCCGGGGACACTTGTAAAGTCATTGCGGAGATTCGTCCCCGCAGGATGGCCCGTGACAGCGCGGTAGAGATAGTGCTTCTGCTCTACGCACTTCATCGTGAAGATACCGTTTTTGTTGCCGTTTGGCGTCTGCCGGTCACGGTCACGGTAGAGGCCAAAGAAGTCACAGTAGGGGTCGATCGCAGCGTCATGATTCGAGCGCCATATCTCAATCTGTCCGTCCTGTTCCAGCGCGTCAATGGCGATATGGTTATTGGGCAGCTTGACGCTGAGCAAGCCCCAACCATTGAGATACTTGGAGTAGTCCAACTCCAGGAAGTCGCGCCCGGTCAAGTCGAATTGGCGCACGCCTGCCCTATTGCGAATCTTGACAACGTACTGAGTGGTCACGTTAGGCCGCCGTGTACCAACCGCTGACAGACAGGAAGTCGCCGGAACTTATGTCGCTACTGGAAAGAACGTCGGCAAACGAGCTTACGCTGCCCGATACAATCTTGTAGAGAGTGCCCTCAGTGCCGCCCGACGATATTTCCATGATGAGTCCAGATATGGCAGAGGCCATGCCAGTCCAAGCGCCAAAGGGGATGTAGAATGTGGCGTTTGCCGTGTAGGGCAGGCCGCGAATACTGGCATTTCCGTTATGGCTACCCCCGCTATTGAGTTGGATGACCAAGTTAAAGAATACAACGTTACCTAACCTGTAGTATGTGCCGGTCTGAGTCGTGTAGGTGACCCCAGTATCGGAGATGGAAAAGTGTAGCGTAGGCGTAAAGCTGCCCGACCTGAATGCGCCGCCAATCCACTCACGCGCATCGGTGACGGTAATCACGCCGCCGGTGGTGATGCTCACGGTCGCCAGCGGTATATCCCAGGTCGTGCCGGCGCTCTGTGTCATAGCGGGTGCCGCGCCGCCTTCGCTGCCGGCAATGCGCGTGATGCGTACCGTCTGCGCTGTCCAGTCGGCGCGCAGGACAATACGATCAATGCGGGTCAGCGATGCCGGGGTAGAAATGGCGACGTTCACCGAGGCCGAATTAAAGTAGGGAATACCATAGACAAGCGCCTGGCCGGTGTTGACGGCGACGGGCGATGATGTACCGCTAACGGCCAACTCATTCAGCACGTTAGGGGCCACGCCGCCTTTGTTGGTCGATTGTGGGCAGAACGAACGGAACAACTGAAAGAGATCGTCATCGGGATAGCCCGAACCTGTACCGTCGCCTGTGCCACTGGTTTCCCAAAGGATTGATTTCTCTGCCATTGCGCCCTCCTATTCGAGCGACGGATACTTGTTGTAAAATTCGACGCGCACCAACGTGTCGTCTGTTGCGCCGCTTGTTACCTCGACACGAATATCATTGACGCCGCCGGGCGCTTCTGGGTCGGCGGCGATACTCCAGGTCGCCAAGTCGCTCTCGTCAGTCAAGGCGTCATTCTGGTAATCGCCGTTGTTGTCAATCACCACATGTGGGCGCGCGGCCAAGTCAATCAGCCAAGTGTCGCCATCGGGAATCGATGTGCCGGTGAAGTCGAGTACGGCGCCCGTTGTCTCGTTGGTGATGATGAAGTCCGTCCCCGGCCCGGTGATGTAGATGCGCGGCGATACTTCCCAATCCCCAACGTAGGTATAGCTAATCAGTTGGTCAATGCCAACGCCCGTGCTGTATTGCATCGGCACTTCGAGCGGTACTTGATAGCCTGTGCCACCCGATGTATCGAAGCTGACGTTTTGCAGCGTCGGGTCATAGGGGATAGGGTCAGCCGCCTCGAACTGCACAACTACCAACTGACTATTGCCGATACGCTCTTGCATGGTGTTGGGGAAGTCCACAATGCCAACGGCGTAGCAATCTATTTGGCGTACCAAGTCATCCTCGCCGGTGACACGTAGCTGTATCGGCGTGCTGGACAATGGCTTGAGGATATGCGCCAGTTGGCGGCGTGCGGTCGCCACCAGCGCAGGCGTCGTGTCGGTGATGAGCAACGCCATATTCAGCATTCGCTCATCCAAGAGAAAGCCCACATCCGTACTGCCGTGTTGCTGCGGCCCACGCTCCTTCTGACGGCGAATGGGCGGATTGCCAACGCCGGTCAGCGAGATATAGCTGTACGGGTCGCGCCCCCACAGGGGATAGGTTGTGCTGCCAACGATGGCGTCAACTTGAGTGAAGCTCATTGAGTCCTCATGGCGTTGCCGAGTTCTGCAAGCTGCCGAGTAGTTGCATCAAGCCCAGCACGTCAGCGTTGGCGTTGTTGCTGCCGTTGAGATTGATGGTATAGGTGTTCGAGTTGTTGTCGCCGGTCAGTCGCTTGTCAGTAGGTAGCGGATTGCCGTATTGGTCTTTGGCGTCGTAGTAGTTGGCGAGCGTGCGGAAATCTACCGCAGATTGCAGCAAGTCAGCGACCTTGCTTGGGTCAGTGCCGGCGCTTATCTTCTTCAAGACAAGCGGCAAGTTAGCGGTAAGAGAGCCATAGATTTGACTAAGCCCCAACAGGGCAGCCATCTTTTGCCGGATGGTATCGCTCGCGCCTCGCAACTCTCCGAGACCAATCGCATTATTGTTCTTGTCCATTGCCAGCCCGCTAAAGACGGCGTTAACTTTGGTGTTGTCAAGGGTATCGCTAAAGAAGTCGCCCAGCCCAGCGATAAAGTCCTTGACCTTCGCCGCCGCTTCTTTGGCGCTATCTTTGGCGCTCTTAATGTCAGGCGTCGTCAAGTTGATGCCACCGAGTAGCCCCTGGTTCGTGGTATTGACGTTGGTGTTACCGCCAATCAGCGCGCCAATCGTGTTGGTCGTTGGCGTGGTCGCCGGCGTGATATTTGGCGTAGGCGTGTTGCCACCAGCGGGGCCGATAATCAGCCCACCACCGGGCGCGATGCCGATAACATTACCCGTGCCACCCATCGAAGGCGGTAAGAGTTTGGGGTCAATGCCTAAAAGTTGCGCTATATTCGCTGGGTTGATGGCCTGATCTTTGACGGCTTTCAAGTAGGACTGTTGCGCCTGTACCGCCGCTTGGCGAGTGATGGTATCAATCTGTCCCTGCAAGGTGGCGTTCGCCAAGTCCATCGTTGACTTAATTTGGTCAGCCACGTACTGCGCTTCGGATTTCAGGCCGTCGCCCAGACCGTGCGCCATCGCCGCACCTGCGTCACGCGTGCGCCCCATGTCCTGATCTACGCCACCGACCAAGCCGGCCACCACGTCCTGTCCAAACCCCCAAAAGAGGCGACTAGGTGATGCGATGCCCAGCAACGATGTTGTTGCACTGATGAGCAGACGGATGGGGCCGAAGTTATTCCACCAGTTGAGGAAATCGTCCTTCTTTTCTTCGATGCCCTTACGTAACCCCTCTACGATGTTCCTGCCTGCCTCTAGCAGGCTGTCTCTCCACTTGGGCCAATTGTCCTGCACCCATTGCACGATGGATTGACCCCACTCTTTTAGCTTCTCAAGTGCGGTCGGTATGGCCTCTTTGGTAATCCATTCCCAAGCGGCTTTGGCCCAATCCGCTAAATTATCACGCCACTTGGGCGCGTTGTCTTTGACCCACTCCCATAGCTGCGCGCCCCACTTGGCAATCTGCTCAAGCGCGGCAGGGATGGCGGTGTCAGTGATCCACTTCCAAGCGTAGCCTGCCCATTCAAGTAGTACATCTTTCCACGCCGGTGCATTTTGCTTGACCCAATCCCACAGCTTGCCGCCCCAATCTGCCAGCGCCCTGAGTGCAACCGGCGTAACATCAACAATCCACTTCCACAGGGTCAGCCCCATCTCTTTTGCCAGGTCAGCCAACGCTCGCAACAAATCCAGTCCCAAATGCCCCATCGTTTCGATGAACCTCAGGAATGCCGGCTTCACAGCGGGGATAAGTTCCTCAGTAATCCAGCGCCACAGCTTGTCGGCCCAGCCACTCGCCATGCCGCCAAGTTGGTTGCTGCCTGCGCCGTCACCCTCGCCGCGTAGGCCGCGTATAAAGTTAGCGAGTGACTCAATCGCCTTTGGCAAGGTATCGTCAATCCACTGGTAAAGCGCCGTCTCCCATTCAAGGAATGTCGCAATAAAGCGCGGCAAGGCATGTACTAACCAGGTCACAATCTCGCCGCCCCAATTCGTGAGCTTTTGCAAAACGATGGGAATGGAGTCTACTACCCATTTCCACATCGCCGCCGTCCAGTCTTTAATCACCGGCAATACGCTCTTAATCACCGCGCCAAAGGCTTCTGCATAAGATCCGCCCTTGCTCAGATGGTCGTTAAATATACCCACGAGGCCACTCAGATAGTCAGTGGCGGCGCTGAGTATCGGCATGGCGCGCTTGGCAAGGTCGTCAAAAATCGGGATAAGGAACATGCCGACTTGCTCTTTGACATCGCCCCACATATTCGCCAACTGCTTGCCTGGTTCGACCATCGCCCTAGCCGAGCCGCCAAACTCTTTGGCGAGTTCGTCCAAGATTAGCCCTTGTGCGCCGGCGACGTTGCCCGCTTCGACCATCGTCGTGATTTGCTCTTTTTGTTGGTCGGTGAAGGTGACACCCACGCGTGACAGCGCGCTGATACCGGCAATCGGGTCATTCAATGCCTTGCCAAGTTGCACGGCACTGCTTTTCATATCCTGCCCAAGCGCCTGCGACATATCTAGCATGGACTCGGTAGCGCGCGGAAAGACATCTTTGCCAATATTGGTAAAGGTCAGCAGCAGGTTTTCACCGCCAAGTACCGCCTCGCCATCAAAGTTGGTTACTTGCTGCATCGAATCAGCCAGCTTATTCGCCATCTCAGACGTGACGCCCGCCGCGCCGCCGGTGCTTTTTAGTACCGCCTCTAGTTGCTTTTCAACCTGGATATGCTCACGGGCAATATCGGCGCTGTCACGAAAGGCAAAAACAAGCCCACCCACCGCCGCCGCGCCCGCAGTCAAGGCAACCGTCAAGCCGCCTGTCATCAAGCTACCAAAGGAACTAAAAACACTATGGCTCTCTTTGGCGTTGTCGTTCATACCGCCAAGCGAACTCTTGACCGTGTTAATAGCCGGGCTTGCCTTGTCGGTGGCGTTGATTAGAATGTCGATTGCGTCAGCCATTTGTCACTTGACTATCCTTGCCTGCACGGGTACGATATTTACGTTTCTGTCCAAAGACCATAAACGTTAGGAGATGCCCCGATGAAACGCATATTGCCCTTTGGTCTTGGTTACGTCGCTGGCTTTGCCACGCTCTTTGTACTCATGCTCATCTTTGGCGATTACAGCGATACACCGTCTCAAGTTTCAGCCGCCCCTTCAGTGCCACAAATCGACGCCGGTCTTGTGCTTGGCAGCTTTCAATCGACGGGTATTCAAGTCCAAGATATTGATCGCACTCCCCAACTTGACCCCAACTCGCCGCTACCCCGCAGTTTTCGCTCACATGCCACATGGAAAGATGCCCTACTTGGCGACAAAGGTGGTCAGCTTTTTGTCTGCGATAGCCCCGACCTTTGCCGTTCCATCTCTGCCTACTTTCAGGCGCTCGTAGGATTGGCTGGCCCTTACACCTACACCTCGCCATCGGGCTTGGTTGTCGTTCAGGTCAACAGCAGTTACACCCCTGACCAAGCAATACGTTACAAAAATGCTTTGGCGAATTACTAGCCATTCTGTCGCGTCTTTTGTACTTCTGTCTCGACTGACATAATCACGAGTAGCCGATACATATCGCGCGCCGGTTCGCGCTCCACCTCAGAGGGAAACTTGTGGAAGTGTTCGCATATCAGATACTCATAATATTCTTCTGGTATCGGAAAGCGCGCGCTGTCTTGCATCCACAAGGCTTCCCGCAGCCGGTCGGCTAGTTTCCCTCAGCGGCGGTTTCCTGCGCGTCACCCATCATTAGTTTACGCATAATTTCATTGACCACTTCCAGCGGTAACTCGTCAGTGTCGCACCCCGACACCCTCCTGATCATGTCTTCCATGAAATCACTTAGTTCATCCTCGCCAATTTCCTCATTGGCAAGGCGAGCGCGCAATTTACGCAACTCTTTACCGTCCTTCCAGAGCAACTTTGACATATCAATTTCGCCGGCAAATGTGGCGTGCTTGACAGTAATATTGATGCCCTTTGGCGCGGCCTGTTCGACCGCGCCATTCCCCTGTACCAATTCGTCTGACATAACTCTCCTACTTAGGTTGTAGCGGTCAAGGCGCGCAGGACTTTGGGTGCTTCCAGGACAACGCTCACCAGCGCCGGGCCACCGTTGCCGGCGTCCAAGTCGGGTACGTTCATCGACTTGATGATGGCGGGAAAGGCGCTGCCGGCGTCGTCGGTGGCGGTGAATTGCTCGTTGCCCACGACCGTACCGATACCGCCTTCAGGCGCCCAACGGATATACACCGTCTTGGCAGAGTTGCCCGCTACCTCTTGGCGGTCTTTGATGAAGTCCCAAAACTCACCGCTTACTTTGGTGTAGATGCCCCGGCAAGTGATGGTTGCGGCGCTGTGCTTACCGCCACCGGTCACGACGGGCGCAAGGCCGTCTGCGGTGTTCTGTGCGCCGCTCATCTGCTCCTGCCCGGTGTGCTTGATGTCCACCGTACTGCCCGACTTGTCCGCCCATGACGAACCATCGGTGGACAGTTGGACCATAAACTTATTCTGTGGGATTGCCCCGGTACTCTGTGTCATTTCTAGTTCTCCATAATCTCAATGGCGCGCCTGTCCAGGAAGATGGCGGCGGCGTCTGCACTCAACTCGATACTGTCACCTACTTTGTATTCTTTACTCGGCCCTGAAATCTGCCGTCTTACACGATATGTTGCTACGTCAGGCAAGACGATACCCTTATGCTGTGGCACGTCGCCACCCTCTATCCTGTGCATGTCGGGCGCGTCGGGGTCAGGCCACAGTACCCCGCCCTCATGGATGATATGGCCGCAGACCACGCTTAGGTCATGCGCCATGCGAAAGCCCTTCTCCTTGGCGTCAAGGGCGAATTGCCAATCGTCGGCAAACTTGCGCCGCTTGTCGTCACGGAAGGTGATGGCCTCGAGCACGTTCCTACGAATCAACGTACAACCAAAGCCCGCGCCCTCGCTGGGTAGCACCTTGCCCCATGCGGCTTTGGCGGCGTCACGGTCTGCATTTAGCGCAACGCCCTTGTAGCCGTCAATGGTGGGGATACAAAGCCATATACGGCTACTGCGTGACACGTATAGACCGCAGGCAATGTCAGCGTCAACAGCAGCAAGTTTCACCAGCGCATCCGGCGGCACAATCATGTCAGCTTCGATGGTGAGTAGCGCATCGTAGCCACCCGCCAACACGTCGTCACGCATCTTGTTATGCTTGATGGTCAGGTTGTCAGGGTGACTCAACTTGGGGTTGTCGTCGCCGTAGTAGGCAACCAATACACCATGCTTGCCATAATCCAGCGCATCCATTGATGCCCTCGCCGCAGGGTAAACATCTGGCTCAGTTGGATAAGTTGCCACGCCAATCAATATCTTCATACGTGTTCTGGTTCTCCCCTGCTAACCCTTTGGCATTTGCTTGCCACTACATCCAGCCAATACACTTCGTAATCTCGCTCAAAGACGTCGCTGATAAAGTTGAAATCGCTCGAATATGTTCCCGGCGCAAAGGCGCTGCGATGGCGCATCCATACCGCCCGCTTGACGATAAAGCAACTGACGCACACATGTCCCAACTGCGGCGGCTTTTGCCAGGTGAACTTGTCTGGCAAGATGTGTCCATCCCTGTCCATCTTCATCATGACCACGTCAGGATTATGGGCGAAAGCAACGTCGTATAAGTCCGCTACCAAATCCTCATAGACACACAGGTCATCGTCATCAAGCAACCACACGAAGTCCCCGCCCGGCTCATAAGTGGATAGACGCTCATAGGTGGCGGCAATGCCGATGCCCTCGTGGTCAATCATCATCGTCTGTGTCCAGTCATGCGACGATTGCCGCTCCAGGCTGGCGCGATTGTGGCGCAACATGGCCGGGCGCTTGTACGTGCGCGTGATGATCTCTAGCAATGCCATTAGCCATTCCCCGTAATGCTTGCCACGATGTACCAGTATTCCGTCTCACCGATGTAGTCAATCTCGCCGCGTATCGCCCACGACAGCTTGGCTTGCGAGATAGTATTGGTGGCAGGTACGGCGCGCAAGGTCGTACACAAGGCGTCTATCAAGGTCAAGGCCAACGCCTGGTTGGTCGGTTGCCTACTCTGCCCAACAGGCGACACCACGATTACCAGTTCGACTGTGCGGTTAGGCCAGCCGCCTTGCCCATCCGCCGTCAGTGGCCCTTCGCTGCCCACAGGTAAGCGCACAAACTGGCAAGGCAAGTCTGCTGTGCTGAGTTGGTCGGGTATGTTCGTGTACTTGCGCTTCACCCCCGTGATACTCAGGTTGGCGACGCCACTACTAAAGGCAGCATAGGTATAGATGGTCATACAAGCCGCCTGTATGGGGCGAGTAGCGCCTTTAGGTCTTTGGGCAGGTCAGCCGGTAACAACATGGCGCTGCTGCCGATCGCAATCGGTCTGTCCAGGTCGCCTGAATTGTTCTTCTGCCGGTACAGGTACGCCGCGAGCCGCGTGCAAGCCTGTACAATGTCCGCCGGTGCGCTTGTGCTATATGCCCACTTGCCGACAATCGAAATACTGTTCTCCGGCGTCGTTGTGTACGTCCATGCCACCGTGCTATTGCTCTTGAGCGTCAATGCCCGGTACGGCGTGCTATTGCGCGGCTCGGTGATGTAATTGCCGGCTGATACCACGTTGCCGTCACCGTTGGTCACGGAGGTAATCGCCGCAAGAGGCGCATCCAGATAGAGCCAACGCCCTGAGGCGTCACGCGTCGGGTCAAAGGTGCGCGTGGTATCACCGCTTGCCTCAAATGTTTGGCGGCAATAACTGTCAATGAAGGCTTGCGCCGCGGCAATCAACGTACCGAGTAAGGTATCGTCTGTCGTTTCGGTGATGCCTAAGTAGACTTTTAGGTTGGCCGCGCTCACGTATGCCATTTACTTTTTCGCCTTTGGACTCCGTAGCATCTTGTCAACCGGCGGCGCTTCTATCGCCTTGACCGCATCTTCGATACGAACAAAGCACCCCGGCGCATCTGCCATTAGGAACAAATAGAGTTCGTTGTCAGGCTCAAGCACCTGCCCGACGGGGAAGTGCATCCCACGCCCAATGTACTCGCTGATAACTCTTAGTTTTTGCGCCATAGGTTCTCGCTCTCCTCTATCATGCCAACTGCCTCACACCATGCCTTGAAATAGGCGCTGTTGTCATGGTGCATCGGGTATAGATCCTGTTGCCCAAAGTTGTTATGAGCAAAGATATGGCCGCCGCTCACGATGGCCGGCTCAAGGTCAGCTAAAAAGGTAGGCAACTCGTCCGGGTGGATATGCTCAATTGTGTCAATGGCAACCACAAGGTCAAAGTATTCATCGCCTAATGCCTGCCCAAGCGTGTCGCCCTCTAGCCACTTGACGCGCTCGCCAAGCCGCTTGGTTGCGAAGTCTTTCAATGCGCCCGGCAACTCGAAGCAGGTTACGTCGTTATGGTCAGCCATCACATCGGCCTCTGTGCCTAAGCCTGTGCCAATCACAAGGACCCTTTGCCCTGCGATGCCGTACAGCGGCGCTATGATACGGTCATAGAGTGGTTGACAATTCCAGTTCAGCAAGTCATAGAGATAGCCGTTTTGTGCGCTGCCATAGAAGGCGCGCTCCTGCTCTGCCGTCTGCGGCGGGTTGGCTTGCCACGGCTCACGCACGTTCTTATTGCCATTGATGGACTTGGCGACTACCATGTCAGGCGTTTCGCCGGTAAAGTCGGCCACCATTCTTGCCAATCTGTCATAGCGCTCAATCAGTGGCAACTGCCCACTCACACGCAAGTAGTCTTGATAACTCTCCCACGAGGTTGTCACCTCAGTCACATGGCCTGCCCGTATCGCCGTCGTTGCGCCCAGGCGAAAACCAAGCCCCTGCGCTTCGATACTAAAGATACCGTCCTCAGACGCCTTGTTGTGGCGCGGGTAATAGAACCAATCGAAGGTATCTGGGTCAGCATCGCCCAGCATCTTCAAGAACACTTCTCTGCGGAATAGACAGCAATGCGTGCCTACCATATCCACATCTTCGATTTTGTCCGGGTCAGTGACGAAGCATTCCATCATCTCACCCAGGGCGTTGCGCTTCATCCAAATGGCCCGCGGCGGCCAACCCCGCCGCGGGTAGAAGGCTTGAAGGATGTCATAAGCAAAGCCCGGTTCGTAGTTCCTAAACTGCTCTACGAAGTCCGATGCTACATCGGCATCGCTGTCAAGGGTTAGCAGGGTATCCATGTCGGTCGTAAGGAAGTGGCGCACCACATCGTTCTGTGCTTTGTGCGCCACCATCCCCGCGGCTGAATAGAGGCCGTCTCCTTTGCGTAAACCGCCGGTGACAAGCTGAGTCCACGCCTGAAAGAAGCGTGGCGTGACCTGTTTCTCCAACCTGGTTGACACCAGGATACGGCCCCAATCTTTCACGTACCCTCCTACGGGTTGAGTGAGATAAACAAAACGGCGTCCACATCCAATGTGTTGGTTGGGTTGAGGTCGGTCGTGCCGGTGACACTTAAGCCGAGAGTCTCACCGGCGGCAAAGGTGATTGCGCCGGGTCGGATGGTGGCATATGTGCCATTGGTGTCATTGTCCGAGGTCAGCGCAGGAGCAGGGTAGCCGCTCTGAGCAAACTCGGTGCTATTCTTGTGCGCGCGCACGGTAATCGTGCCGGCGGTGATGGCCGCACAAGAGGCGCTAATACCGACGATAGTTCCTGCTGCTGGGGCGACAATCAGCGTACCTGCCCCGGCCAACACGCAATCTTCATTGCTTGCGCCGGTCGTGACGTTGGTCTTTTGGAACGGAATCGCCACAATCGCCCCGTACTTCTTAGAATCAAATTCGTTTGCCATGATCTATCTCCCTCAGTCACTTAGACTGTGATGTTGAATAAGCCGCCGGTGTGGGTGTTGGTGGAACGTGTCCCCCACGCCGCAAGCGCCTGCCGGAAAGACGACACAACGATGAACTGACGGCGCTGAATGTCCTTGTCCATCTCGATCAGCAGGTCGCGACGGAAGCCGATATACCACATATCACGGTTGACAATCGACAAGCCACCCTTTGCGCCAGCCGCCACGTTCGCCTTGCCGTCGGTTTCGGTCAAAGGCTGTGAGGCGGTCACGACAATCGGAACGCCACGGAAGGCGGCAAGCTGCCCGGTCAAGACAAGGGCGTTGGAGCCAAACTTGTCAATCGTGGTCAGCAATTCACCCGGCGAGCCACTTGCCGCGCTGAGAAAGCCGTTCAGGTAGGTGGACACATCGCAGAAGATCACCAGTTTGTTCGGGTCAACTGCGTACTTGCCCATCGCCGCCATCTCGGTCAGCAGCTTGGCGTCAGTCAGTGCGCCGTTTTGGTCAGTCCCCATGTTGGTGTTATCCACGAGGTACTGGTGACGGATACCGTCCTGCCCGTTGCTGATATAGTAGCTATCCGATGGCGGGGTGGCATCGTCCATATTGATGTTGCCGGTTGATGTGACGGTGTTGTCAGCGTTGAGCGCGAAAGCGTCCATTGCCTCAGCGCCGGACTGTGCCAAGCGCGCACGAATGGCCGGCGCCATCGCCACCACAGCATCCTCATCCAGCGTGTAGCTCCACGCCTGTTCCGTGACAAGCTCAGTGCTAGTCAACGTCACCTTAGCGGTGCTGGGGTTGCTCTGCGTGGTAGCAGTATTCTCGCCACCCTTGCGCCAGGTCACGCTGCCAAGCCCAAGCGGAATGTCAAAGGGATTGGTCGGCATGGCGATGCGCTGCAAGGTGCTGACAATCTTGGACTGAAGGAAGAAATCCTCCCACAGTTGGCCCGCCAAGTTGGTCGGAACCAACTCATCACCGGCGGTAGCGGTCGTGCTATCCATTGCCTTGATTGCGGCCTTGAGGTCGTCGCTCGGCTGCACATACGGCGCACCCAGCGCGGCATAGTAGTTCTTGGCTTGCCCTTCCATCAACATCTTGGCAATGGCAAGGTCTACCGGCTGCAAGCGGGTGATACCGTCCTTGTGATAGCCGTCTACCTCAAAGTCATGTAGCATCTTGGCATAGCGATTGCCCTTGAGCGATGCGCGTGCGGCCCCGTCCAAGACAGGTGCGCCGGCCACGCCACGCCGCTGGGGTTGGGCGTCCATCTTCTCTTGCACCTGTGAGGCGACAAGAGCGTTCATTTCCTTCTCAAAGTCTTTCTTGAGGTCGTCCCATTGCAGCGTGGTCTTAACGTCTTGCCCCGCTGCTGTTTTCTCTTGGATGGCGGCGGTTAGTTTGCCAATCGCCCCCATCACATCTTCGTTGTTAGCCATTTCTGTTCTCCCCCGGTCGCCCGGTGCTATAGGTCGGTCAATACTTCACTGAGCGCGCTGAGTGCGTCCGCCAATGCCGCAAGTTGTTCGGGCGTGAGTTCGTTGTCTACATCTGTGGTCGCCGTCGCAATGTCATCTGTGATAGGTTCGGTGTGCGGTAAAGCCGGTGCGTCAGTCAGCGCCTTGACTGCCATGCGAATGGCCTCTTGATTAGCAGGCACAGGCACAAGGCTGATTTCAAGCAATTCAACACGGGTAAAATCTAAGCCGCCATGCTCGTTGGCCTTCGCCTCGATAGGCTGAAAGCCGATACTAGCGGCACGAAGTAAGTTCTGTTCCCACAATGCGCGTACAATGTTCATCGGGTCAGCGTCGCCGGTAGAGGCGCGCAGTTCCGGGCGAATACGTAAGCCGCTCATGTCCACCGTCATATCAGCGGCGCGGCCAATCACGGCCCACGGCTCAGAGTAGTTATGCCCAAAAATCAAAACGGGGTTCTTTTGGTAGTTGCTCAGGTCAATCCCCATCGGCATGACGCGGTCGTGTTGGCGGTCGACTACCGGTGTTGAGGCGATGATCCAGCCATCTTCTGTCTGCCCTGCGTCTACTGTCTTAGTTACTTTGGTCATCTCATCCCCTCACCACCAGGTCAATCGCCTGCTGAAAGTCTGCCCGTATCGCCTGCTCTAACTCACTGACTGCCCTGCTATCGGTGCGCCATCCAGTGCGCCTGTGAAAGCGCGTCTGAAAGCGGTCACTCTGCACGTATGGACCGTAAGGAACGTTGTTGCCCACCTTGCCTACTAAGCCGTCGTTCTTGCGCTCAATCTTGGTTGTCCAACGCCTGCCAAGCGTACCTGTGCGAATATAGCGACTCAGTGGCGGCGCTGCCGGGTAGTCCTGCATGTATGCCTGTAGGCGGTAGACGCCGCGCTGCATGGGCGCTTCCAGCTTGTCAAAAGCCGCTACTCTGTCCAGCTTGGCGAATATCTTGTCTAGTCCGTCAATATCAATGCTTGCCATTTAGCGTTTCTCCACGACAGGCCGTTCAAAGCATCTGCAACCAGGATGGGCAGGCGGCGATAGCTCACCCGCATACGTTCCGCCCAGCGGAGCGCGCTTGCCATCCAGCGGCCCACAGACAGGGCACACGCGCTCATCATTGACTGTCACCCACTCGGTTTCCTCTATCACGCCACTCTCTTTGTAGCCGGCTTGCCCACCCTCACGCGCCGCCCTGGTTGTCTCGGTCTGCGCGATCGCCTTCGCGCGCCGCTTGCCGAAGGTCGGCTCTAGTTCTCGCTGCAAGTCCCTAATGGTCGTCGGCTCTTTGAACCAGTCATTGACCGCCGTTTGCAAGCGCGCCTGCGACGTGTTGTTGATGCCCCTTACCAGGTCGAAGCTGTATTGGCTTGCCCACTTTGCCGCTTGGTCATGCGCCAGCGTCCAGTCAAAGGACATACCCACACGCTCTAAGGTGTCCAGCGCCACCGATACGCCCAAGCTACTGCCCTGCTCTAGCGATTGCCTTAGCACGGCGCGTACGCCGCCGCTTGTGGCGTCCACTCGATGTATAGCGGAGCGTAGTTGTTCATCGGTCGCATCGTCCGGCACAAGCTCGTCAAGCTGTTCACCAAAAGCCCTGGATAGGTCACGGGTAAAGCGCTTCTCAATATCTTCCCTCGCCCTTTGCTCTGCATCGTCACTGTCCGGGTCAAGCTGCAAGACCATTGCCTTGAATACTCGGTAGGCGTCAAGGGTAATTGACCCACTCAGTGTAAAAAAAGCGGCGGCAGCTTCCACCTCCAACAGGCGAGTCAATGACGGATCGCTCTTGAGTTCGTTATATGCGGCGTTCACGGTGTCGTGGTCGTCGCTCACAATTGGCGCAATGGCATAGTCCAGCGCCGCCAATACGTCATAGGTCTTATCACCCAGCCAACGCGCCAAATCGCCTTCATCCAGCGAAACAAAGTGCCAGTGGTCGCCTGAGCGAATGGCCCGCAGATGGGCGTCTTGTCGCTCCTGGATTAGCTTCTTCAGCGTGCGCCGCGCCTGTTCCTTTGCGCCTTCAGGCAGCAGATACTTTGGCGGCGTTGGCTCATCCTGTACGGGTTCGTCTGCCGGCGGCGTGTCCTGTGGTGCTTCGTCCGTAGGTGGCGCATCCGCACTTGGCGGCGTTGGCGGCATGACGATTGGTGCGGGTGGCGGCGGCGGTGGCTCAATCGCCTGCTCAAGCGGCACAACCATACTCGGCACAAAACCCACATCGCCGCCGTCAATCTTGCCAAAGCCCAGGTTGAAAGCCTCGTCCAGTTTGTTGAACGGTACACCCATCGCCCATAGCTTTGTCGCCATGTCAATCTTAGGTAGCAAATCCTCTTGCAACACGTCCACGCCGCTTAGGTCGGTGTCAATGCGTTGCCCTGGTAGCAAGCCATAGCCGTACTTCTGCATGTGGCGAGTCAGCGTCGTGTCACGGCTGCGGACAATGGGCAGAATGGTCAGCGTCCACAGCACTTCTAAGGCTGTGCCAAAGTTCTCATAGGTATCTTTGCCAAAGCCCATGATCTCATCCGGCACGCCAAAGATGGCCGCCACTTCGTCGCGCGCCATCTCCCTTTGTTGCAACCATTCAATGTCTTTGGGCGGGAAAGAGAACGTCTTTATGTCCGTTACGCCATCCTCTAAGATGACAGGCAAATAAGCGCCGTTTACGCCTTGATGCTTGCCCAAGAACTGTGTTTCGTAGCGGCTTCGTTCGCTTTCGGTGATGCCCTGTGGTGCAACAATGGCAAAGTCAGGCCGCGCGCTATTCTTCAGGAACTTCTTTGACCACGCTTGGTTATATAGGTCAATGGTGATACCCTCGCGCACGGCGTTGATAGGCGCCAGGCCGCGCCACGTATTCAGCGGGTTATAGAACTTGTCGTGCGCCATTTCGTTGGCAGGAATGACAATCGTCTGGTTGTCCTCGCCCAGAAACTGGTACTCAAGCGCCGTCGGGTAGTTGAGGCGCGTCGCATCCGGCACGACGGCGATTTGGTCAGGGCGTCGCATCCAGATCTCGACAGGTCTGCCCCTGCCATCCGGCACAAACTGATAGAAGGTCTCGCCACCCAGCAGCATATTGACCACGTAAGAGCGCCACAATTGCGCCGGCGCATCCTCGTCATTGACGTTGGCAAGCAGCAAGGAAAGCGGGTGGCTGTCGAGCGGCTTGTCGTTGGCATCCACCACGCGCACAGGCAGGCTTGCGATGTTCTCAGCAATGACGCTTACCGCCTTCTTCACCCACACATAGCAGCTATACACCGCCGCATAGTCGGCAAAGCGGTTCATTTCCTGCTCTACCGCGCCCGCGTAGGAACGGTACAGGTGTTCGCGCCCAGCCAATTCAGGATGATGCGAGATGGCCTTTGGCTTGCCGAATGACTGATATTGTTGGCGCACCCGCTGTAATAGGTTCATCTATCCATGCCCGCTTTATATCCTGCGACGATAGCAGCCGCCACCCATAATGTCGCCCGCACAATGATTCCCGCCAAATAGCCCAACACGTACAGCGGCGCGCTCAGTAGCAACAACAGAATGTCCCGCCATGCGGGTGCTATGACCTGCGCGCTCGTAGCCATACCCAGCTTTCTAAAGCGTTCGCCGCGTGGTCGTTGCCGTCCTCCGGCTTTGTTTCCAAGCCGTGTTTGCCCTCCGGATACTTGTACCCTGCGCGTATCTCATCCAGCAGGTGACGGCATCGTCGGTGTATCTTGATGGCCCTGTAGCCCTTGCCGTCACAGATAAGCGAACGGGTCAAGGTGATAGCGGCCAAACGTGTAGAGCCGCCGCCACCTGCCTTGCTGGACAACCAATTGCGCGCCGGTATGTTGGCTTTGCGTAGCCTGTTCTGTAACGCCACGGCCTCATGGCTCACCGCCGCAATCTCGGGCGTTGGCAGGCCAAAGCGCGCGCAGATGGTAGGCCGTTCGGCATAGTCGAGCGTGTCCCACTCCACATTATTGGCGGCTAACTGTTGCCCGAAGTCAGCGTGTCCGAAGTGCGTCAGGCAACGGTCAAAGATGTTGCGAATGCTTTCTTCTTCCAGCTTCTTCGTTTCGTACAGTTCGTCAAATACCAGAATGTCGCCGCCCGGTTGCCGCTGGATGAAGAGCGTGGCCCGTGGGTCAATGTAGCCATCGTCGATGGCAAGTTCAAAAGGAAGTGACGCGTCAGGCTCTTGGTCTGTCACGTTATCCTCACTGAATGAGTCATAGACCAAGCCCTCTACCGCCGCATACCAGTCGCCGTGCAGCCATGCCTCACGTAGCGGCCCGCTGAGTGTCTCAAGCATCTCCCAATAGGACGGGTCAAGATGCGGGTTGTCGGTCGGCAATGCTGGGATGAATGCGAACTGGTCGGCACTTGCCTTGAGCGCGTCCGGCAAGTCCTTCTCTATCCAGTATTCGCGCACCCAATTGGCGGCAGGGTTGCACGCACCGGCCATGTAGGTGTCAGTAATCCCCGGCCAACGCAAAGAGCCGCGCAATATATCAAAAATGCTTTCACGATTCTTCGTGATCTCGTCTATGTTCATGCCTGCGAATTCGCTACTCATGTATTTGCTTGGATCGTCCAAGTTACGTAACAGAATCGAGCCGCCGCCATACTGTGGGCGAAGGTGAAAGCCTAAGCCCTTTTCCTTCGTGTCCCTGAGTTCGCCAAGCCATGCCGGGAACTCACTTGCAATCTTGCCGATATGCCTATCCTTGAGCGACGGGTAATCTTCGCACCCAAGCATTACAGACACGTTGCGATGTCCTTGCGCTGCCCACCTGAGCAAGCGCCGAACAGGATACCACCTGAGCCAATAGCTCTTTCCCGGCCCACGACTGCCACCGAATAGCGTGTACTTGTGCGTATCGGCGACTTGGGTTGCCTGCCATTGCTTGTCAGAGAAGCCGCATAGTTCGGAAAAGTTGACACTCGTCATTTGTCCAGGGTAATGAACAATGGATCGCCACCGCTGGTAATATCCATCTCTGCCTTTGGCGGCCCGTCAATGTGCTGATAAATGAACTTGACGACGCCGCTCCAGTCCTGAATGTCGAGTGTCCGCACAAAGCCATCTGGGAAGGTGACTGTGCCGGTTGTCGCCGCCTGCCAAAGCAAGTCAGCCAACAGTTGCTTTCGTGTGACAGCCGCACTACCCATGTTCTGCTTTTGGTTGCCGGCCTTCTCCAGGATGCCCGTTAATGTTCGATTCTTTAGCGGCCTGCCCTTTGGGTTGCCGCTCTGTCCTGCTTTGAATGTCATTGTTTGTACTTGTTTTACAAGTTCCTACTCCACCACCTGCATAAAACCAATGTTATTCACGAGAAAATCCGGCCCGGTGTCGGGCTGGCAAAAATAGACCACGATGGCCCCGGTCGTTGCTACATGCGTACAGGCGCCCGGTTCGCTTGGCGCGGCATTGGCAACCGGCGGCCAAATGAGATAGTAGACGCCGATGCCTGCAAGCATGATGACCACAATAAGCCCATAAGCGATGGCATATGCGAGTATCTTGGTCATGGTGTTGGTGTCACCGTTGGGACGTAGTTCGCGGTTGCGGTAGGTGGCACAATACGCGGCCCCATACGCGGCACAGGCGGCCCGGCGTCGGGGTCTGTCACCAAATGGAATTGACAGGCCGTCAGTAGCACCAAAGCGCAAATGAGAAGCAGTCTCATTACCAGCCCCAAGTCTTATAACCGTCGGGGTGCGCCATGCCGAAGAGTGACCAAAGCAGTTCAAACATTGCTTGCCTCCAGTAGTAAGTCAGCCCGACGATTCGTCCATCCGCGCCCAAAGGTATCGAAGCTGCCAAGCGTCGCGTACCATTTGAGCAGGTTGCCCACGTAGGCATCGAAGCTGCCGCCACTCTTGTCCAGCATCTCCTTAGCGCGTCCAGGGCCGGCGTTGACAGCCGTATCGAAGTGCGCCAATGCCAGCGGCCAGGGCAGCTTATCGCTACCACTCGCCTCCCAATACCACTTGCGGTATATCTCGTCCGTCTCGGCGTCAGTGATATTTCGCAAGTCCTCTTTCGTCGGTGTCGGCAATCCCTTCGCCTCACGCCAACGGGTAAATGTGCCGATGGTGATACCCTTGTTGGTTGCACCGCCGGGGTCGGCGGGGTTGTCAGCCCAGCCCCCTTCCCACTTCGCGATAAATGCGCGGGCGCGTGTCCAGTTGTCGCCGGATGGCGGCGCGCCGTTGTCGATGGCCGGCAAGTGCGTCTCAAATGGCGGTGTTGCGGTTGCCGTGATAGGCGTTGCCAAAATCGCCTTGTATGCCGGCTCTACGTCAAAGCTAAACCACTCATGCGCCGCGAAGTCGCTGGCAAAGACAGCGCAACCAACAAAGCGTGGATCGGCGCTCATGCGGCCCACGTACTCAGCGAGTTCGTTGGCGTAACGTTCCGGCGGCATGTGACCCTGCCAGCCGCGCCGTTGTTGCCCAACGCTCGTGTCTTTGACGAACATATCCACGCCGCATTCGCCAATCACAATCGGCACTTGCCACGGGCACTTGAGCGTGCGCCCGCCCCACCATCCCCAATTCTCAGCCGGCCCCTGGTCTGCCCAGTATTCGTGGCAGACCAAAGCGCCACCGTTGCGAAGTATCGCCTCGTCTACGCCGTGAAAGGGCGACCAATCCGGCGGCGTGTCAGGGCCATTGTTGCCCGGCCAGCCCACGCCAAGCTGCATAGCGCCTACGCGTAGGCCGTACTTCATGGCCTCGTAGCACAAAGCGATAGTGTATTGACGAAGCGCCTCAGGAAAGCCCTCTTGCCACACCGTCGGCTCGTTGATGCCAAGAATCAGCGTCTTGGTGCGGTCAAAACCAAGTTTGGGTTGATGCTCGTTCCACTCCCGCGCGTGGCGTGTACCTGTCCCAACGGGGTCGCGGAGCATGTCGGCATGTTGCTCGCTTTGAGCCCAGTCCCTAGCTACAACCAAACTATCGGAAAGATTTGCTTTTATCCAACTGTAATCAGATTCTCCGCCATCCATAACTTTCATGACGGAGGGTTGCAACTCGGAAAAGTACGCGTAATCTTCCGCACGTCTATGCATTACAGACCAATAAACGGATAACTTACTTGTCATGGTCGCGGTGCTCCTTACCGTGACAATCAAGGCACACGGGAATTACCTCCAACCAATATTGGCGGTCATAGCCCTTGTGATGATGCCAGTGGGACGCTTGCGCCTCGTCACAAATAGAACAAACCATTGACCAGGCAGGCGGCAATAAGCTGCGACGAACTGCACGCGCGACCGTAGTTTGTGCGCGCCTCTGGTCATTGCGATAGCCCTTCGCCTGCTTAATACTGCGTTCATATTGCCGCACTTTTTCGGGGTCGCGCTGTCTCTGAACACGCTGCCATTCGAGTACCTTACGGCGATACTCTTCATCGTTGCGATAACGTTCTCTAGCATAAGCCGTTTCATGCTCAAGATTGGCTTGATGCCATTCACGCATATACTCGCTACGGCGTTCTTGATTTTCTTCTCGCCAAGCCTTATAGAGCGCGCTAGAGCAAGACTTGCAATAAGCACGCAAGCCGTCTTTGGCACCTTTTGTTTTAGAGAATTGGTCTAGGGGTTTTGCTTCCCCGCACTTAGTGCAGGTTTTGAACGCAGGCGCGCCCAGGGTATCATTGAGGTTCATCAGAAGTCCCTTTTCTGGTGACAGACCACGGGCGATTCCAGTCGCGCCGTGGTCACTTTTTATATAGTTTACTCCTGTATTATAGCCGAAATTGCCCATATTCACCAGGTTGCAAATGGCTTTCTGCTGGCACGCTGTGCCGCAATTACACGCGCTCATCTCACGCCCCGTACATCCAAACAAAGGCCACGGCCGCGAGAATCAGCCCGAAACCAATCCAATTTACTGATGCCAGAATCATGGTTATTTGCCCTTCTGAATCGAACGTGTCTGTGCGTCGGTCAATTCGCCATCCGGCCCGGTCAGCGGCAAGCCGGTCTCAGTGGTGGGCTTGGCGAGTGGCGTGGTCGTTCGATGCCCCCACCAAACCACGGCCCACGGCGCAAGCAAGGCGACAAGCTCCAAGATGCCCGACCGTTGCTCCGGCGTTAGCAGAATGCCAAACGAGGCCATTATGTTGAGGAGGAGCGTAATGGCCGTGACGACGGTAGCAGCCGTAATGAGCGGGTAATTGTTCGCCATCTATCCCCCTGTCACCCCAGGGCAATCAGCCCCAATCCGAAACGGTATAGCCTGCGGGTTAGCCTTCATGCTGCTCTCGTAACTGACAATCGATATTTCGCGCTGGTAATTGCCGGGTGTCCATTCTCGTTCTGGGCGGGTCGGTGTTGCCGGCAGCTTGGCAGGTATCTCCCATGCCGTCGCGACCGTGCGTCTATCTGGCCAGTAGATTGCTTCCGTGCTGCTGCTCCACTCCTGCCGCCCATCATCCAGGTTACGGATGACAATCACGTACTTGCCGGTCAATGCCTCGTCAATGTCGAGCGTTGTCGAGTACTTCAGCGTATCGCCCGGACAAAGCAGCGGGTTGGCGACGGCACTCTCGATTCTCAGGTTGACGACGCTGGGCAAAGGCTCACGGATGTACTTTGCCAGCCACACTTGAGCGCCGATACTGGCGGCGGCCAACACTAGCCACGCCAACAGGAATCTGCGGAACGCCACCCGGATATGCTGGTCAGTCTGCTGCTGACCCGCCCTGTGTTGCTCGACGATCTGGGTTGCTGCGCTTGCTATCTCGGATAAGTCGCTCAATGGCATCTCGTAGACCTGCGATCTCGGTACGGATAGCGGCAAACTGCTCCATGAGCTTGGCGAGAGAATCTCCGTTGCGGGTGGATAGAGCAGCGTTGTTTTCAATGGCGGTGATTGCCCTCTCCAGTAACTTTGCTTGCAGGTCGTTGAGTTGCTTCAACGAGTCTGCATAGCGCGCGCCCTCTGCCGCCCTGTCCTTCTGCACCTGTTGATAGAACCACAGGGCAAGGATAACGGCTGCTAGATTCGGGACAGCAGCAATCAACTGTGCAATATCGAACAATCAAGCTGCCTCCGAACGGAAACAAGGACACAAAGAAGCCCGCTACCCTAAAAGTAACAGGCTCCGATACGGTAATGCCGTACGCCTCAGTCAATGCGCCAGCCCTCTAAGTCTTGGACAATGGGCAACACTCTACTCAGCTTGCAGAGCATTTCCCACACGCTATGGTGCTGTAGCCCCGTCGCCTGAGCAAAGTACGCCGTCGTGAACTTCTTCCCGCGATTTTCCATGAGAGTAAATACAACCATGCCCGCACGTTCGGTTGGCAATGTATCCCTCCTGATTTCGCTTATCGCCATAAGTGCCTCGTCCCTGCGCCACGCGTCCCATCTACGATGCCGAGTTTGCCACTTTCGGCTAGGTAATTACCCTGTCGGCGCGGAGCGCACGTAGTCTCGTGCCTAATTCTGCCTTGCGTGCGTCTGACATAGGTTTTATCGCCTTGCGTATCGTGATTTGGTTGGCGGGCAATTCATAGTGTTTGCCAACACCATCGGCTGCCGTCCTAACAAGTTTTGCACCGACAGACTCAATCCGTCTCTGCATCACCGGATCATCGCTGTAAACATGCCATGTGCCGCGGTCGTCTGCACTCATGCTCAGATTGGTTTCTTGCTCTTGCTGCGTGAGATTCATCGTAACAGCTCCTTTGATTCGATTGTGGCGGTAGGTTCTGCGTCACGCACTTCGACAAGCCGGTAGAAGCGCCCAGGATACTGCGCCAACGTGCGCCATTCGGGTTCTCCGCACTCGGCAATGTAGCCACAGCACATTTCCACCACGATAGGCCGCGTTGACGTTTCGGTTGGGTAATAGTGATAGCTGCCGTCAGGGAGTGACTTCATGCGCCTATCTCCAGTAGCGGCAATTGCATTTGCGCCTCAGCTATGCGTTTCTCTGCGATGGCGAAATAGGTCGGGTCGATTTCGATGCCGATAAAGTTGCGCCCCGTCTTGACACAGGCGACGCCGGTTGTGCCTGAACCGGCAAAGCAATCCAGTACCGTTCCGCCAGGCCGCACCCATTGCGATACCATGTGCTGTACTTGGTCTAGTGGTCGCGGGCACGGATGACCATTAACGTAATTCGACATACCCGGTTGCCGCATTGCCGGATTTGTATTCGCCACATGGTAATCACGTGACAATGTGCCTTCGCTCCAAATATCGCCATCTGTCCACCATGCAATCACAGGGTCAAAGGCGTACTGCATTGCGATAGGTCGCATTTGCACAAAGTTTTTGCAAGCCGCAAAGATTCGATAATTGCGCGGGAACCATTCGCCAAAAAGCCGAACGTTTGGCATTGCCTGCCAAACGAACACAGGCGAGCCGGGCTTACAAAGCCGTTCCGCTTCCAGCAATACCGACCATAGCCATTCTCCGTAGCCTTCAGGCGAATCATCGTACGTGGCATACTTAAAACCAATCCCATACGGCGGGTCAGTCACCACCGCGTCAACGCTGCTATCCGCCATACTCCTCATCACCTCCAGGCAATCGCCCAGATGCAACTGTACGTTGGTCATAGTTCAGTCACCTCCACCACCACTCGTGGGTAGTTCTTGTCGTCATTGCGATAGGCATGTATCTCGGCTATCTGGCTGTCGTTGTGATAGGCAAGCCCCTGGATAGAGTCCAGCAGCACTTTGATACGGTTATCCAGGTCGCCGCGCTTGGCAGGACGGTAGAAGGTCAGCGACACGCTTACCAAGCCCTCTAGCGGCTCTATGCCGGAAGTGCGCCACAGAAGATAAACGCTGTCCCTGTAGGCATTTGCTTCTTCGCTGCGATGGGTAACGCCTCGGTTATGGCGATAGTAGCGATTTGCGGATGGTGGAAAGTCAAGCGTGATTTTCACTTAGCCCCCTCGTAGCGTTCTTTACCATGACTCCTCCTCGAACAATTCCATTTGCGGCTCTCCTTGTTCGGCTGAATCCACCTCGCCATTGATAGCGGATAGACTGCGCTTGGCGTCGTTGGGACTATCGCAGATGCGGTAAAATCCCCAACGCGCTCCAGGTAAATCCGCCTTCCACTCGATCATTAGTTTGTTCGTCGGGCATATTCGGAATAGGTGCGTCATGTTCGTCTAGCCAGTCCAGTCCTTGCGCCGTATCTTGTCAGTATGGTATCGCCTCTCGCTGTGGCAATAACACGAAGGTTCGCGGCAAATGTGGTAGACGTGCCAATACTCGTCCCCACAAACACACTGTTCCCCGCATGGAGCGTGCTTCTTGCACCGTCCCGGCGTGGCTGTGCGTTTTGGCTTGTCGCTAGTCTGTTCGCTCACTTGTCGCCTCCCATGCTGAGTTCCTCGATACGTAGCTCGCGCCCTACGAAAAAACCTCTCTCCCGCGCCGTCAACTGCATGAGCGTCTTGCTGTGCCAGAATGCCGGCAGCCTGTTCGGGTCAGCGTCATAACCTTCTTCCAGCCCCGCCGCGTACTCGGCCTTGAGGCGGTCTAGCTCACGTTGAATGTTCGTGTTGACGATTACCATAAGCCCTCCGTCAGTAGATGCCATGCTGCTGCTGCCACTGCCGGAACTTGTCCATTGCCAAGGGATTTAAGTCGGTCCACCCTAGAGGCCAGCCCATCAACCACTCGACCCACGCCGGGTTCAACTTCCCACCATTGCCCTCGGTCGCTACTTGGTCGTTCAGATTGCGGCTGCGCTGCATGTCGTCCCATCTGTGCGCCTCGCCCGTTCGATAATCCCGTGATTGTGGTGTCGCCATCATCACCGCTGATTCCAGAGAGGGTGACTTTCTCGCCCTCTCTGCCGGACAATCCCCCCGCTGCTTCGCTTTGGGCGTGGGCCACATGTGAGCGACCGCACTCAGCGATGCCCGACTCTGCCCACCCGCCTTGTTCAGGTGGCGAATCGTTCCGTTGCTTGTCAGGATGGGATTGAATACCGTTCGGTTGAGCGCGTCTTGCGCCGTTGGTGTGGGCAACAATCCAAAGTCTGTCTCTCTTATGCGGAGCTCCCAACTCAGCTGCCGATAGCACACACCATCGACAGTCATACCCGCTTTCGGTAAGATCACCGACAACGGTATTGAAATATCCAGTAGCAATAAGCCCTGGAACGTTTTCCAGGAAGCAGTATCGGGGTCGTACCGCGCGAATGGTGTCGATAGTTGCGGGCCACATATTGCGTGGGTCGTCGGCTCCTGCTCGCTTCCCTGCAACGGAGAA